TCGGCATGTTGGCGAACGGGTACTCAGCGCCCGCGCCAACCGCCTCCACCGTGCGGTCTGTGAGGAACGGCTCGGACAGCTCGTACAGCGCCGCGCCGCCGCTGGTGCGGAACCGCTGCGTGAGCACCTGGTCCGCGATGAACCGCAGGTCGGTGTAGTCCCTGAGCCGACGCCGAATCTGCGTGGGCGACTGCAGGAACCGGCTGATGGTCTCTAGGTCGCCCGAGAGAGAGGGCGGCGAAGCCGGGTAAGAACCGGGCATCTTCGTTCACATCCTTTTGTTCTTGCCGACCCGTCACCGGGCGCGGGTTTGTGTGCGCTGGATCGGTTACTTACCGATCCACTGGACCTTGACGCCGGTAGCGCCGCCCTTGACGATCTGGCCGATGATCCCGGGGACGGCGATGGTCGTCTGGGCGATCACGTCGACCCCGGCGGTAGCCCCGGGAACGACCAGGTTCCCGAACGTGACCGTGCCGCCGTTGTTGTTGACGGACTCGTGGATGATGCCGGGCATCGGCCAGATCGACACGCGCCCGTTGACCGGGGCGTCGAACGCAGCCACGCCGATGGCGTTGTCAGTCGTCGCGGAGACGGGCCTCACGAGGTTGTCACCGACCAGCGCGAGTAGCGTCCCGCCGACGACCGCCGTGGTAGCGCCGACCGACTTGGTGAACGGCTCCACACCGTTCCTGTTCACCGGCTGGTAATCAGCCATATCACTGTTCCTTTCAGACGATCATCCAGCGGACCTTGCCGCCGTCTGCTGCCGATGTGAGAGCGAACCCGATGACCGCACGCGAGTTGTTCTCCTGCGCGTTCGCATCGGTGTTCAGGTAGCCGACCGCGAACCCGGAGGGAGGGCAGGTGCGGACCTGCTTCCCCCCGGTGCCGTCGCCCGTGATGATCTGGTCGCCGGCCGTGATGACGCCCTGAGCGATCGACTCGTGGACAGCGCCCCGGCAGTAATAGGGCACCCGCCCGTTGATGATCGTGTCCTGAGCCGCCACGCCGACCATCTTCAGCGAGCCCGCCGTTCCGCACTTGGCGACCGTGTTCGACCCGGACACCTCCAGGATGTCCGCGCCCGTGATCGCCCCGGAGGCCGTCGCTGTGACGATCTCCCCGACGATGTATACGGGCGTGTAGTCGGACATCGATCAGCTCAGCCCTGCGCCCTCTGGGTCGCGCCCGGCGGGAACAGGGACCGGTACTCCTCGTCCATGAGGTCACCGTCGTCACCGCCCGGAGAGCCGATGTCATCGACCGGGATGACGTTCTTCTGGAGCTTGGCGATCACGGCGCGCGTCCCCTCCGGGTCCACGTCCCACAGCCGCCGCCACTGGTCGCGGCCGGCGACGGAGAACTTCCCGGCGCGAATCGCCTCCTCGATCACGGCGTCACGCTGGTTGATCTCCTGGCCCTTGCGGAACCGCTCACCCGCCTCGACCCGCTTCTGAAGCCCTTCCCAGGCCTCCTTGCTGACGACGAGCGTGTTGCCGGGCAGCTTCACCGCTGCCGCGACCGGCTCCGCGTCGGCCCTGGTCCTGAGCCCGGCGACCGCCGCGAGCAGCGCGTCCCCGTCCAGCTCAGTGTCATCTTCGGCCAGCCCGAGGCTTGCGCGCAGGCTGGCGAGCTGCGCGTCCGTAAGTTCCACGTCCGTGCCTCCATCCTTCGTTTCCGCCGCCGCGTGTGCGTGGGCGTGATTGTCGTCGCCCGCATGGCTATGCGAGTGGCTGTGGGTCTCGTCGCTGCCCTGCGTGCCGTACGCGGGGTGCTCGTGAGAGTGGTCTCCGGTCGGCGTGCCGTGAGCGTCGGACGACGCCGCCTCCGGTGCTTCGGGTGCCGCCGCTGCGGGCGGGTCGCCCTTCGGCTTCGGCGGGATCGTCACACCCGGCTTGAGCTTGTCGTCCGTGCCGAAGTGGCTGTTGTCGGTGTCGCCGCCGGGGGTGCCGTCGTCGTCGCCGTCGCCGTCAGGGTCATAGACCCACTTGCCGTCGCGCGCTACCCAGCCGTTGTTGTCGGCTGCGATGACGATCCCCTTGCGCGACTCATCCCGGCTGGCGTACGTCAGCGTCCCCGCCTTCGGCTTGTCAGCCGGCCGATCGACGTACTCGATGCTCACCGGCACCGGCTCACCGAACTCCAGCGCCCCGGCCTTCGCCGTGATCGGCACGCGGAACACAGACCCGTCACTCTCGTTGCAGACGATGAGCTGCAACGGGTCGAGCTGCAGCTCGGTGATCCACATCGCGTACGACGTATCTGGGTTGTCGTAGTAAGCCCGCCGGACATCCTCAGTGGTGATGCCCTGCGCGACCACGGTTCCGGCCATCTGACCTCCACGTATGACGAGCAGTTTCCAGGGACCGCCCGGACGGTTCGCGTCGGGCATAGCCGCCACCCCGTACAGCGCGGCGATGTCATCGAGGCTGTTGAGCACGCTCACACCCGGTGCCTGCACGCCGAGCAGCGCGACCGCCGTGATCACGAAATCGTGCGTGTGGCCCTGCTGGCACACGACGCCGTAGGTGCCCTCGATCGAACGGTCGGGGTACGCCGACGCCATGACCTCACCGAGCCACGCGGGCATCCCCGAGTAGTCGCCGGTGATCTTGTTGCCGCCCGCCGTCAGCGTCATGTTCTTGACCTTGCCGACCGCAGGCTCACCGTCGAACCGCGCATCGACGTGGCCGAGCTTGAGCTTCGGGTCACCGATCGACGGGCAGGAAGCCGCGTCCACCGCCGCCGCCAGATCCTCCGTCGTGAACGTCGTCGGGCCGGTCGACAGATTCCATTCGCCGGTCGCCACGATGTCGACGCCGGGCAGGGTCGCGAGCACAGTGTCAGCCATCGTCCTCACCGTCCATCGCCGGGTCGGGCACCACGTCGCCGTCAGCGTTCAGCCACCAGGCCACCACGTTGCCGTCAGCGTCGATGCCGCTAGCGCAGGTGAGCCCGCTCATGTCGCCCGCAGTCGCCCTGATGCGCCGCAGCGCCGAGGCCGTGATCGACCCCTGTGCGCCCGACCCGAGCAGCTTCTCGAAGTACCCGTTGACGAGCTGCAGCGCCGGGCCTGTCAGCGGCCGATCGACCAGGTACATCGTGCCGGGGGTAGTGCCGGTCAGGTAGCCCGCGCCAAGCTCCGAGAACATCTCCGCGTTGCCCGCCGCGATCTCCGCGTAGCTGTGCGGGTACGGGATGACGTGAGAGCCCATCTTGTCGGGGGACATCTGCCGGATCTTCTCGCAGATGTTCGCCCAGTCCTTCTTAGCCGAGTACCGGCCGATGATGCCCTTGTCGCTGGCGTCGAGCGCGTGCAGCGACTCGTGCGCGAACACCTTCACGATGTCGTCGTACCGGCCGACCCGCGTGGCGATGGCCAGGTGTCGATCGCCGCCGCTGTACCAGCCGATCGGGTGGATGTCGCCCTCCGGGGCGGACAGCGTGCCGAGCGTCGGCTTCAGGTCGAACGTCTTGATGCGCCCTTCCAGGCCGGCCTTCATGTCATCGGGGATCTGCCGCACCGCTGCGGCCATCCGCTCGATCTCAGCGTCAGTGACCGCCATCCCGACGTTCACCTGCCCGCCGAACTCAGCGAGCACCTCGCCGTCCGTAGGCTCAGGCGTGGTGTCAGGCTCAGGCACATTCGAGCTGGTGTCCCACACCGCGACGACCGTGCCACGGCAGCGCAGCCCGCCGTCGCACTCGATGTACCCGCCGGACGGGTAGGCGTCCTCGGCGTCACTGAGCGACCCGAACTCCTCGCCGTCGATCTCCGCGCACGGCTCGCACGTGTTGTCGTCCAGCAGCTCCGTCGCGGAATAGGTCGCGCTGCCCTCCGAAGACGGGTCAGCCTCCAGCACGGACACGCGGCCCGCGTTCTCCGCTGCGGTCAGCGCCGCCGAGAGCTGATCCTTCAGCGGCGTGTCGCTGAGCCCGCCGAGGAACACATCCACCGTGTCACCCGAGTCGGCCGCGTCCAGCGCCGGGTCTGAGGCCGCGCGCACCGTCTGCAGCGCCTTCGTGCCGGCCTGCTGGGCTAGGTACTGCCCGGCGAGCGCGGCGCGCGCCGTGGCTACCCGTGAGAGGCGCGCAGACGGCACCTTGACGCGGGCCGGGTCAATGTCGACGCCCTGCTTCAGCGCCTCGCCCATCATCCGGGTCGCCGCCGTCTGCGCGTGAGCGTCCATCGCCTGCCGGATCAGGGTCGCGCCCGGCCCCGAGTCGACCGTCAGCGCCGCGAGCTTGTCGGAGCGGCCCGTCTCAACTGCGGCGATCACTTGATCAACTATGGCCTGCCGCTGAGCGCGCACCACCGACCGGTAACCGGTCAGGAGGCGGTCGAGCGCGTCAGTGAACTCGCGCTGCACCATCAGCGGGTCGTACCCGGACGCCGCCTCAACCGGGGTGAGCTGCCGCCGCAGCCCCGTCCTCGCGGTGACGTGCCGATGCCTGCGGGACGCCTTCGGCTCACCGGGCTGCGGCACGTTCGGCGTCGGCTGGTCGACGGGCGGCTTCGGCGCTGCGGGCGTGGGCGGCGTCGGCGGCGTCCACGTCGGGTGCAGGTCAGTCGACCCTGTGTCACCGACCCCGCCGACGTTCGCGCCCGGTGCCTGCGGCGTCGGCGTAGCGCCAGCGGGCAGGTAGTTGCCGCCGGGCTGACCGGACGCCGGGATGCCACGGCTCGTCGGCTGCCAATCCCCGATGCGCTCAGGCAGCCGCCAGCGGTCCCTGATCCAATCGTCCAGCGACTCATCCGGCGACAGCGCCCCGTACCGCGTCAGGAACTCAAGCGACTCGGCGGTGACCTCATAGTTCTCGCCCACGTCAGTGCAGACCATCCGGGGTGCCGGCTCATCCGGCCCCCAGTTCACGTCCACCATGTTCGTCAGGATGCCGGGCAGCGAACCCGGGTGACCACTCGTGGCGGTGGTCGAGATCTCATCCGCCACGCCCTGCAGCGACAGCAGGAACAGGTCGAGGAACGTCTCGCCCAGCGCCCGGTTCCCGGTGTCGGTGGTGCCCAGCTCGATAAGCTGCGTCAGCACCATCTTCGCCATCGCCTGGTCGAGATACCGGATGAAGCCGAGCGCGTCGGGGACCGAGCCCGTCATGCCGGACAGCTCGAACTTGAAGCCCTGCGGCATACCGACGCCCGACTGATCGCCGGCGCGGAACCCGGACGCCAGGTTCGTCGCCTCCTGCACCTGAGCGCCGGTAGCGCCGGGCGGTGCCGTCACCGTGGGGACGCCCATCCCGAACCGGCGGATCGACGTAGCGTGCGTCCGCCACGTCTCGTGCTTCAGCAGCCACGCGCCGAACGCCGGGCGCAGCATCGAGATGCCCGCCCAGTTCGCGCCCTCATGCTGGTTGACGTACCACAGCAGACGGTCGGCCGGGAGCGGCTTCGCCTGAGTCGTCTGCACGACTTCCCTGATCGAGCTGTCCGTATTCAGGTGGATCTGCGCGAGTGTCCACGGGGACCGCTGCCCCAGGTTGTCGAGCTGGAACAGCTTCGTCTTCTCGTCGTAGACGTACCGGAACTCAAACGGCATGTGCCCGTAGACCAGGTGGTTCAGCGCCTCGCGCAGATGCCGCGTCCAGATCACGCCGCGCCGCCGCGCCGGGCCGGGGATCAGGTCGGTGCCGAGGATGCCGACGCCGAGCCCGTCAGCGCAGTGCTGCACCACCTCGTCGCGGCAGCCCTCCGGGTCGAGCACCCACGTCGCCCGCAGGATCGGCAGGAAGTACGCGTTGAGGACCGCGCGGAGCTGCGGATCATGTCGCATCCGCCCGAACGTGATCACGCTCTGAGGCCAGATCAGATCGGCGGTGGTCTCCCACCAGTCCGTCAGAAGACCCTGGCCCCACGTACCCCAGTAAAGGTCAGTGCTGCCGATGTCGGAGGTTGGCGCAGTCGGCCGTGTGCTCTGGCTGCCTGCCACCGTCGTGAGCCCTCCGTCAGTACGGAACGTTCATGATGTCCAGGTCACCGTGCCCGTTGCCCGTTGCCGAGCTGTGAGCGGCGGTGACCGCCCTCTCGTATTCCGAGAGGCCCGGCCTGGCAGGCGCAGGTGCGGGGGTCCACTCAGAGATGACTATACGCGCCGCGTAGCTCAGCACGTCAACCTGATCATCGTGCGAGCCCTGCGGGAAGATGGCCAGCTCATCGCACCACTCGTCCAGCCACGGTGCGTTGGCGGGGAACCAAACCTTCCCCGCGTGGACGCGCCCGGCGGCCGGGATAGCGCGCGTCACCTTGTCGAGATCGGCGGTCATCGGAGCGACCGCGACCCCGTTGTCGATGGCATCCTTCACGAACGTCTTGCTCCACCAGTTGGACTCGACATACACCTGATCGAAGTGCCACACCCGCTGCAGCGGCGGCAGCATCGAGAAGTGCTCATGATCCGGCACCCGCTCGCGCACCCGGTCCAGCAGGATCAGGTTGCCGCTCAGGTCGATCGCCCACACAGCGCACACGGTGTAGTCCGCAGACGACTTCGTGGACGCCGCGAAGTCCATCGTCGCGAACCGCCACGTGTCCTGCATCGTGACGGGCTGCCCCTCCAGGTCTATCCGCTCCCGCCCGTCTGACCACGGGGCCAGCTCACGCCAGTAGCGGAACGTCTGACGGCGGAAGAAGTTGCCCTCGGGCGCGGTCGGCGTCTGCTGGTAGATGCCGCTGAACACGTACCCGCTCATCGTCGCCTTGAGGCGGCGGAAGTACCCGGCCGCCCGCTTGCGCACCGACTGCAGCTCCTCGCCCTTCGCCCGCCCCAGCTCGTCTGTGTCCTCAGCGATCGCCGGTATCTTCAGCACCCGCCAGTCCAGCGACGACGGCCGTGAGAACAGCCGCCCGGCGAGGTCATCCTCATGCCAGCGGGTTTGGATCAGCACGACGCGGGCGTTCGGCGCGAGCCGCGTCAGAGCGACGGACTCCCACCAGTCCCAGGTTGAGTCGCGGATCTTCGTTGACTCTGCCGCAGCGCGGTCCTTAACCGGGTCATCGATGATGAGCACGTCCACGGGCCGCCCGGCGAGGGGGCCGCCGACGCCCACGCAGTAGACGCCGCCGCCCGCCGGGGTCTCCCAGCGTCCGGCCGCCATCGAGTCGCGGCGGATCGTGATGTGGAGCCCGCCGCAGTCCGTGTCGCACTCGCCGCGCGGATGATGCGTCTGACAGCGGTACAGGCTGATGTC